GCTGGGTCACTAGGGAGGTTATCGGTTTTAGCCTTGATAGCTGTCACGTCAGTTTGTACCGCATCAACCGATGATTGGCTTGCTTTAGGTGTAAGAGTTGCTTCCTTAGCCAAAACTGTAGTAGCTTCTATTTCAGTTAATGTTGGATGAGTTTCTACTTCAGATTTAATACTTTCTATCTCGGTATCTATTTTTTCATAAATATCAGGTTCTATCCCAGTACCAACATGATAAACAAAAGCGTCATTTCGGACAGGATTAGAACATGATAAAATAACTTTCCAAACTCCAGCCGCATCGGGAGTCCATTGACAATAATAAAGTCCATTCCCCACCTCAGTCATATTTCCTTGAGTAGATAAATTATCTGTTTCATCATAAATTTTATATGTTATTGTAGCTCCAGCAACAACTTCTCCAGTCTGTGAATTGGTTAAAAGATAAGGAGTTGTTATTTGAACATTTATTTTATGCATTTATATCACCTATGGTTCAGGTTCAATTGTGTAATATCCTTTGATTTTAAATGATTCATTTAATGGAACTTCCGAATTTTCTTCTGGCTTAAATTTTATCGTCATTTTTACTGCTTGGTATGGAAACAATTTTGGACTTGCCAGTTCTATTTTAGTTCTATGAGGACTTGTAACTTCAGTTACAGTAAAAATATCTTTAGTTTCATTTCGGATAAAATATTCTACTGTAACTTCTTCTCCACCAACAGGAGATTTAGGAAATCTTAATTGTGTTTCGCCTTTTTCTCTTGGAATCTGTTTTGTACATTCGGCATCCGAATAAAACTTCAATTCTCTATTAACCATTTTCATGACCTAATATATTATTTGAAAAAACATATTTATTAAACTTTCTCTATTTCTTCAATCAAATCAATCAATTCTTTATATTTTTTCATTGTCTTCATCACTTTCTTGAATCTTTTTAAGAGTTTTTATTTTTTCTTCTTGTATTTTAGATTCCCCTTCTTTCTCTTCCTCTATATCTTCTATAGCTTTTACAGCCTTTTTAATTGCCTCTTTTTTTTCTTCTATGACTTCTTTTGATGGTTCACTTTTAATTTTAATTTCTAATGGAATAGTAGGCAACTTCGCTCCAGAAAACGCCTCACTCACGGCTTTTCTAACTTCTTTAGCAGTTGTTTCTCCAGCTTCGCTAAATTTTGTATCTCTTAACAAATCTTCGGCTTTTTCTTCCGCTACCTCTGGCAATATTTCTTCTTGACTTGTTTCTTTTATTTTAGTTAATTTAGGTTGTCTTGTTCCACCTAATGGTTTTGCTACGCCTTTTTTGGATGGAATTTCAGTCGGCTTTATTTGTTTAGAAACTCCGCCTTCTTGTCGTTTTTCTGCTCGTTCTTCTTTCTTTGCGGCTTTTTCCTCGGCTTCTTTTGCCATCGCTTTTAACGCTCTACGAAGTTCGGCATAACTGTTTCCAGACCAGCATGATTTACCATTTCGTCTAACATAAATTACTTTGTTTGGAACCATACAAGAATATATAAATCCTTTATATGGAACAGGATTCATTTGACAGCCTCGAACTATCGGAGTAAGTTTTTCATTGAGTTCAAATATACGATAGCAATTATGTTTAGCGGTAATGATTCTGCCTCTAATTATGGATTTTGTACCAATAGAAGTATGCAAATGAATATTGCCACCACTACCTCTTTTTAAGAGTATTTCTTGTATATCATCCATAAGTCTTTTAGAAGTTGACGTAAACTTTCTATAATTACTGGTTTTTGTTAGACAACGGCATCCATCGCCTGCCATCATCGCATCATATAATATTTCTAATCTTGATGGGGGCAACATTAAAATATCTCTTGGTATATATTTCTCGAAAGACTTACCAAATTGTTTAAGATATTCATATAATTGCCTATTACTTTCTATTCTAATCATTGTTTCTCCACCATCATATTTATATCCAAGACGGTCTAGAACATCACATATTTTCTCATATGTCTCCAAATTTCTCTCTCTACTTTGACCAATACTTATTGTGTAATTATCTCCAACTTTAGAAGCCGACCCTTCCGTTAGATAATAGCCGAAAAATTCAAGCCAATCATTCATATCAAATGGTCCCATAAGTTTGACGCTTGTATTGATTTCTTTTGGTATGGGTAATGAAAATATTGATTTATCTTCGCAAGCCCATTTAGCATCTTTCTTGAATTCAAGTTGAGCAAAATTACAAACTTTATCTGCTCTTATCAACCTAAATTTATTGGAATTATCTCTCGTTTTAACATATAATTTATGGTTAGGTGTAACCATCAAATCAACCTGTTCATTATCTATATATATCATTTGTCCATCATAAGGATATTTCATTATCTCAATAGGTCTTTGATATTCTAAGTACCCATTTTTATTCAAAGTAGCAACTTCGTCATCAAATGTTAAACTTTCAAAGAATTTCCAACCAACCTTGGTTAATATTTCAGTTTCTCTATCATAACACGGAAATTCTATTTCTCCAAGTCCAAGTAATTCAGCCGCTCTCTTTTCTATTGCCAATTTAAATTCTGGACCAACAGGATTAGCAACATTCAACCATCCTTGAAGACTTTTGAGTTCTTCTGCTTGTTGCCATCTTCCTTCGGCACGCCATCTCATTTTCGGAATGAAAATTGGATGCGTTTCTCTTTCTTTTTCTGGAACTCCCTGTTTCGGCACATCATAGGTTTGTCCAACTAAACACCATAAATGTTTTTCGAAAAGTTGTTGTTCAATTGCTCGTCTAATTTGTCTCTGGGCAGAACCATATTTTACTTGCCAAGCAAGCCACGCTTTGTCTCCCGCTCTGGTTCGCCCGAATTCTAGAAAGTCACGAGGATAAGTCATTCCAGCCGCAATCATACTAATGAAATGGTCTAAAACATCTCTTCCCTGAAATATTTGTCCACCAATTTCTTTAACATCAAATCCTTGAGGGACAGGAATTCCAGTCCAATTCTTTCTAGCCATCTGTTCCAATAACTTCAAAAAGTTGGCTTTAGAAATATTTGACCAAGGACGCTTTTCTGTTCCCAGAACAAAGAAGTATTTGCGGTTTGCCCATCGATGGAAACCTTCTCCAACAGATTCATTAATTGATTTAACTATTTTTGCTATCGTTCTAACTGGTCTGATTATTGATTCGCCGACCAGTTCTGTTTCTCTAGTATTCCATGATAGCCAGAATATTTGCCAAGGCAAAAATTTTTGTGGTTCCTTTTTTTCTTTATCTGGAGTAATAGTTGTTCCTTTGACTTCATCCAATGTCCAATATAAAATTTCATAGCTTTTGTTATCAAAAATTGGCTTCAAGCGAGTTATGGCATCTTTAATTATTTTGAGGCGTTTGATTCCTCCAAAAGATTTCCATTGAGCTATTGTTGGCATCTGAAGTTTTACTTCATCATCTTCTTTAGTTATATAATCAGAAAAATTTGGTTCTCCTTCTTTAGCATAAACAACTTCAGCCGCCGCCGCTCCAGTTGTTAAAGCAGTATCAATCATAACGAAAAGAATTTTATCTAGACCTCGATTATAATAATCTTGGTAGATATCGCCAGTAAGTTTTATTATTTCTTCTTTCATTTGTTGCTGATGTTTGTCTTTCGGCTCATCAATCATGATATCGAAACCAGAACCAACCATAAAGTTCTTATGATATTCTACTCCTGCCGATACAGGAGCGAAATTTTCACGCAGTTCTTGATATTCTTGCAATATTTTTTCTGGCTTTTCGTCTTCATCTTTTGTCACTAATTGTTCAGAAAAAAGTTTTAGCGAAGCTTTTCCAGTCGCCTCATCAAATTCGACTAGAGCAAAATCGCTCTCGCCCATTGTACTTTCCCAAAATTCCTGTTCCGTCATTTCTAGTTCTTTAGCTCTCTTCTTGCCCCAATCGGCTACATTTTCTTCAAAAGTGAAGGGTTTAATAAGCTTTTCTTTTTTAGATTCATTAACCATAGTATTCACTAATTATAATATATTATCGCTCTCATATAAAACTTATCCCCAGAAAAAGGAAGAAAAACAGAGATTTTGGCAAATCAGGATAGATTTTCGGCTATTTTTTGAAGTTTTTTCTTGATTTCTGGAGGAATTTCCATTAATCCTGCTTTAATCAGATTTTCGCAGAGAAGGTCAAAGTAGTTCGGTCCATCAATTGCCACAGTATCCCATACTGACTCATTTTCTGGTTTTTCTTTTCTTCTAAAAACTAGATTAGCCACTCTATCCAGCTTCAATAGAATGTAGAAGAATGCGACTCCATGTGGTTTTGTAACATCAACATTGAATATCTCGCAAAGTTTAGCCATATTTTCGAAGTTCAATAGACAATTTTCATCCTGAGCGTAGTCGTGTCCCTTTTTCTTGCGAGTTTCAAGTCTCAAACTATGTATAATTTTTTCTAATTCTATTGCATCTTTAAGTTTCATCATAATCCCTGCATTACTGTTGGATTGAGAACTTTTTCCAATTCGTTTTCTAGATTATGCATTTTTTCTTCCAATATTTTAATTTTCTCTTTAACGTTATCAATCTCAGAACGTCCATTGCCCAAGAAATCTTCCATAATACCCAATCTTTCCTTCAATTTATCGATTTCACAATATATATCCTTCAAGTATTTCCATCTGGCTTTGGCATTTTTCTTTCGTTGAGTTTTGGTTTCCATTTCAATCATCCATACAACTAAAACAATAGCCACATCGAACACATCGTTTGACATCTTCAGGTAGTACATAACCACATTGTGGACATCTTCTTTGTCTATACATTTTCATCATCCAAATTAATATGGAGAAACTTTTATTTAAACCTTTTCTAATAATTAAGCATTGATTACCACCGAAACATCTATATAATGCTATCTTGATATAATAATTGATAAAAATGCCAAGATGTTTAAACTGTCAAAAAATATTCCATGAGAGTTATTGTCAAAAAGGAAGACAAAAATATTGTTCTATTGTTTGTCGAAATAAAACTTGGCGAAGAATCAATGCAAATAATATGACAGAAATTAAAAGAACTTATCATAAAACTTATAGTCAAAGATTAAGAATTCGAGTTCTTAATCATTATGGTGGTTTGCCACCTAAATGTGCTTGTTGTGGCGAAAGTCAAATAGAATTTCTTTGCATTGACCATATTCATGGTGGTGGAATTAAATATCGAAGAGAAGCAAAAGGAGGTCATTTTTATCAATGGTTAAAAAATAATAATTTTCCAGAAGGTTATCAAGTTTTATGTCATAATTGTAATATGGCAAAAGGATTTTATGGCTATTGTCCACACAAAGATAAGATAAAATCTATCAATATTGATTATTTATCTATAATGTTAGAACTTCAATCGGATTTTCAGGCTTCTTATAATATGTATCCTTCTTTAGATAAAATCGCTTCTGCTATTGGTGCAGAATCTATTGGAGAACTTTGGAAAGTTAGTGGTGGAAAATGGTGGAGCAAAAAAGAAAATACACACATTGAACGGTTAGGCGAAATTGTAGATATATTACATTTCTTTTTACAATATATGATTGCTGAGAAAATTTCTGTAAAAGAATTATATGATGCATATAGAGCGAAATTAAAAATTAATTATGAAAGACAAGAACATGGATATTAAAAGTTTCTATAAAAACTTTGTTAGTTGAGTGATACCAATGATGTCTGTAAAGGGAATTTCAAATGCATCTAAAATCTGGGCAAAAGTAGATTGTAACATTTCCAAATATTTATCCACATCTATATCGGCATCCGTAGCATATTTGGTTGGAAGCACTCCTTCTGGCGTTTTAGTTTTTACGAACATTATTGAATCGCCTTTCTTCAGAAAATATCCTTTATCTTGCAATACTCGTGCGGCTTTGATATGTTGCGGAGTTGTTTTTTGATAGTCATCTGGGTCAGCCCCTAAAGTTATGCGGAAAGACAACTCTTCTAAGTTATCCCATTCTCTACGCTTCAATTTGGAATACAATATTTTGACCACTTCTTTCAACCCATTTTTGACTCCCATAATATCTTCTGGAGTTTTAGCATTAGATAAATATTTCTTTGTCACTTCGAATGCTCCTTTTATAATTGGAGGAATATGTTTCTTTTTTCCAGTCAAGCCTTTAATATCTAATGTACCATCTGGTCTAACTCCCAAATAATTCTTTTTTCTTCCACTAAATATTACATAGCGATAAGTTTTTTCTGCTTCCAAGTCTAATCCCAATTCTTCGTTTGCCCAATTAATTAAACTTTTAATTTGGTCTTCTGACGGATTTTCCAGAAAAATGCTATCAGTATCTCCGTATAGAACATTTATTTTTAATTCTTCTGCTTTTTTGATTGTTCTTCCAATTGAATTTCGTCCTATAGCCGTAACAGAATTTCCACACCATACTGGTTTACCATTTCGTCTAACATATACTATATGATTTGGAACCTCTACACAATAAACTTTACCAGAATATAATTCAAATCCAGAATTATTTTTTCCTTTATTCATTAAAGGAGTAAACATTTTATAAGAAATATCAATATCATAAAAGAGACAACGTTTAGAGGAAAATTCCCCGCCCTCTGTCATTCTTTTCCCAATCGTTCCAACATAACCAATTTTTAATAATAATTCTTGAAAATCATCGGCTAATTTTTTGGATTTTGTCCCATAACTATCTCGTCTTTTTGTCCCATCGCCCAACATCATTGCGTCAAATAAAATCCTTAATTGTCTCGAAGATAATTCTAAAAGTTCTATCGGGATATATTTATCTCCCGCTTTACCAAATTGTCGAAGATATGTCCATAATTGTTTATTATGACATCGAAGATTTCGATTATTAGATGAAAAATAAAACGGAAGTTTTTTTAACCATTTTATAATTATTTTTCTTTTTTGAATGTTTTGTTGGGTAACAATAACCTGATACTGATTATTTTTATTATTAACTGTGCATCCCTCGGCAAGCCAGATTCCGAAGAATCGAAGCCAATCATCCATAGAAATCTTTATGGCTGGATAATTCTTTATTGAAGGAACAATAAAATATTCTTCTTCTTTACCTCTCCATATACTATTTCGCCTAAATTTCATATAACGAATGGCATCTCCCGCATTTAAAAATTTCCATTTCCATATTTTTTTATAATTATTTCTTCCCGCCGTAGCAATAAATAATTTATGATTTGGAGTAACTAAAAGATTAATTCTTCCTCTTTGGTAAAACATTTTTCCATTATAGTTTTGCTCTATATATTTTGTCGGTTTTTGATATTCTAATTCATTAGTTTTTGAATTTAGCGTGGCTACTTTTTCCGTTTTGTCTAAATCTTTAAATAATTTCCATCCATTTTCTGTAAGAATCTCTGTATCATCAGAATAACATTCGCTAACTGGCGGACAGTAAAGAGAGAATTCCTCATTACCAAATATACCATAAGCCGCATTTAATATGACTTTAACTGATTGTTCAACTGCTGAATACCAAGGATTTTTCTTCTTTGGCTTATACCATTTCACTCGCAAGTCTCTAAGGTCGCCCAAAATTTCTCCTTCCATCGAATTATATTTCGTACAAATATGATGGGGAGTTTCAGGAACAATGTTAGATATACATTCTTTATGGCTACAATTCATAGTTTGGAAGCCAATATTATATACTTTCATGATAGAAGGATATAGACTAGCAAAGTCCATTACTTTTACATTGAATATTACTCCCGATGCTGGTGGTTTAACAACTGTGGCTCCCCTATATTTTTTGCCTTTTATTATTGCTTTGGTCGCAACTCCCCCTTTTGTATTGATTATATCCTCTTTGTTTGGAATAAGATAATTTCTTCGCCGACTTTCGAAACGTAATAAACTAAGAAGCCAGCGAGAAATAGAAGCACGATTTACATCTTCAATTCCCATATTGCTTATTCGCATCAGAAGAACAATCAATTTCATTATTAGTTCATTGTCGAACTTGGTCAAGTCTAAAGTAATGTCTCCATCCCCACAATTGTAAGCCGCAAGTTGTGTATAAGTCCATTTTGGCATCTCAGTTGCTAACCATGTATTTTTCCCAATTTTTCCTCTGCCCAGCAAGGCTTCTCCAATTTCATCTAGCGATATATTCTTATATTTTTCTTGAAAAGTATAAATTCTGAGAGAACGATTAAAGAATAATTTATATAAATCAATATGAATTCTATTTTTTATTGTTGCTATCTTATATCCTAATTCAATTGGAATTTCTTCTTTAGGAATATTCAATTTCAAAGCTCTATTTCTTATATAATGTAAATCAAATTGGTCTCCATTAAATGTTATTGTCATTGGATAATCAAGAAGTGATACAAAGATACTTTTGATTAAATCAACTTCCTTATCAAAAAATTGTAGCGTTGTTCCTTCTGGCAATATTTCGTCGCCGACAATAGTATTTTCCCGCAATAAAAGGAGAATCTGTCTTTTTCCATCCGAGCCTAATAGACAACACGAAACAATTGGAAACTCTGCTCTTGTCGGGTCTGGAACACGAACTTCTTCTGATGTTAAGACTTCAATATCTAAAGCTACACGCCGAAAATTTGGAGCGGGATATTCCAAGAGTCTTGCCCATTTTTTAATTTTTTCAATACGTGATGAAAATAATTGGGATAAAGAGTCTGTGGCATCTTCCGCCTCATAAATTACACATGGAATTAATTTGTCTCCCTCGAATCGATAAGGCATTCCCATACGCCAATTATTATCGTAAATCGCACATGCTTCATAATGAATGTTGGCTTCCCATACTTTGGCATCTGGTGTCTCTTTTAAAATATCTCGTATAGCCTCTTTTCCTTTTCCTCCAATTGCTGTTGGAACCTTAGCAATAATTTTGGTTAAATTAACTTCTTTATTTAATAATGGGTCAAATTTTGTAATTATTTCATAATGGTCAAATTCTGGATGATTTCTAATTTTAGAAATTTTGTCTAGGTTGATGGGGTCCAAATTTGTTAAACAATAAGGTTTATGTCCACTATCATCGAGACAAGAATAAATTGTATTATCTATAGTATTATAAAAGAATAATCTGACAACTTTTGCCCCCCCATCATATTTCACATCAATAAGATATAGCATTTAATAATCTTCCATTCTTTTTTTCCATTTTTCGTTTAATTCTCGTTCTCTTTCTTCCATTTCTGCAAGTCTATCATAACATTCATGTTCGTTGCTATGTTCTTCTACTTCTTCGCCTATAACGGCTTTCGTTAATCGATATTCAAATTCATATTCTACAAAATGAATAATGGCAGTCAATATAAACGATATAATAGCAAGATTAATCTGTTTATCTCCGATAAAAATGCCACCAATAAATAATGTAATTCTTTCTCCAACCATGCAAGCTTGTCTAATTAACTGAAAAATTCTACTCTTCGCTTTCTTCCTCAATTTTTTTTTCCTCAGATACTTCTTCTTCCTCTTCTTCTTTTTTATCTTTTTTTGTTAGAAATTCCTTAATTAATCCTTCCTTCGCCAATTTTTGACCAATAAGCCAACATTTAACTCGTTCTTTTTCTTCCTCAGACATTTCTTCCTCATTATTCTCTGTACTCATCTAGCATCTCCTCTATAATCTTTTTTAAATCTTCTTCAGAGACTCTTTTTCTGAAGTCTGCATATAATTCTTCTGATAACCTCCATTTATCTTCGATTTGTCTAACTACTCTGGCTGGGAGACCGTATGCGATAGAGAAATCTGGTATATCTTTTGTTACAAGACTAGATGAACCTATAACACATTCTCTTCCAATCACAACATTTGGATTAATAACAACCCCAATTCCTATTCTACTTCCAAATTTGATGTATGGAGCTTGTGGATAAAATGATTTTACATATCGTCTGCCATGCAACATATCTGGGTCATTAGCTCCAACAAATAATGGAGCTATAAAGACCCAATCTTCGACAATTAATCCAGTTGTTAGATGACATTGACTATGAACCAAAACATGATTGCCTATCCAATTTTTGCCTTCGCTCGCACTCAATGAACCAAAAATACTATAGTCTCCTATATTTGTTTGTCTCCTTAATACGGCATTGGTTCCTATTCGACTGTGTTCTCCGATATTACAATCATGTTCAATATATGCTCCATATTGGATTACTGTTCCTTCGCCGATTTGGCAGTTATCACCAATATAGACATTTGGAAAGATAGTCACGTTCTTTCCTATTTTGACATTTCTACCTAGCATTTTTTATTCCTCTAGGTAATGTAGAAATCCAATCTTTTATATCTTTCGCTTTTTCTTCGAATCTAACGGTATTCTGTAAAATCTTAGCAGTAGTTTTACACATTTCAATATGACGAGATGGCTCTGCTAGTTGTTCCAATAAAGCCATATGGTTTTCTTTTGTATCCAAATCTATGCAAGTAACTCCATGTTGGTATAATTCACATTCAATGCTACTATGATTGCTAGAATAATGTCTTCGTCCTATAATTGGTCTTCCACAGGCTAGGGCTTGACGTAATGTATAGCCGCCTCCACCATGAGCTTTTGCGTACCAAACAAATCCAGATTCTTTAATAGCTCTTGGTAACAATAAATTTGGAATATTCCCAACAGATTTAAATGTAAAATCTTTTAATCCAGCCTGAAAATCTTTGAATGTTTGTATATCAATCGGGGCTGAATTGCCAACAAGATTAAGAACTACCTTATGGTTAGTAGGCTCAGTATAACAATATCCTTCATAATGTTCTGGATAATACATAATATGATTAATGCCCATTTTTCCAAATGCTTCATTAGGTTGTTTTTCTCCACCATAATCGCTTGGATGATAAGCTAAACCTAACAAAATATTTTTAGAAAATCCTAATGGTTTTTCATGTATATTTGCTATCTGTCTAATAAATATAGAATTTGGTTTATGTTCTTTGACTAATCTATAGAATAATAATTCATGTCCAAAATAAGTTGTCAAAATAATATCAAAATCCATTTCTAAAAATTTATTGAATGTAATAGCTTTCGCAATATAATGTCCCTTATCTGGCTCCATTTTTCCATAATGGTGGTAAATTCCATCAATTAATTCAGATTTCTCAAAATGAATATTAGGATTTTTAATAACATCCTCTACAGTATCGATTTTTCCTAGAGGAAATGGTGGTAGTCCATAAAGACTAAGATATCCTCTTTTGAACCATTCATCGCCTTGTGGACAAAAAAGTTGATAGCCTAGTCTTTTTTCGAATAATGCATGAAGTGAGTAATATAAATCATAATGAAGAAAATCTGCGAGTACATTCATTTATGTCCATCCACAAAACCAATAACCGCATGTCTCACATGATTCGACGTACCATTGTCCGCCTTCTTTTTGTTGTGTTTCTCTCGCTATTCTTCTCTCGACTCTTCCGCCGCATTTTGGACACTTATGAATCTCTATTACGCTTTCCTCGAATTCCGTCATTTTAGGTAACTCGCCTGATTGATAGCCAAATCGATTGCAGTTTCTAATGCTTGTTTCGGCGTTGCTTTCGACCAACCATAAGTTGCATTATAATCATAAATGTTTTTGATTCCATAGGCAATTTCATGAATAGCACATATTACACATGCGACAAACCTTGGATGAACTTTCATCAAAAACTTTCCATGTTTTATACCAACAATATATAAATCGGCTCCTTCTGCTTTTTTTCCAGCATTTTTTAGAGCCATTTGTTCAGCATGAAGAGCATAACAAAGTTCAAGATTCAGTCCATGAGTTATCCCAAGTCGAGAACGAAGACAATAATTGCCACAAATTCCATCTATGATTGGAGCATTATATCCTTCTCCAACGATTTTATTATTTTTTACAATAACTGCACCAAATTGAACACGAGAACATTGTGACTGTTTAGCTAACTCAATGCATCTTTCTTTTATTTTTTCTCTATCCATCTATCTCATCACTAATGCTTTCTTTAGATATCTTTTTAATTCAGTAAAATTCCTGAATATCTTAGTTGACATGCCAACCATCCAAGCGGAATATTCAATTACAGGTATATCTGTCACGAGAAAGATTGGTTTTCCAGTCCTATAGGCATATGACATTTCTGCGATTGTACCAAATACTCTATCTTCTTTTTTAATATAGACAATCAATCCATCAGATTTGTCTATGTAATTATAATCGGGAGCTATAATTATAGTTCTAGTAAAATTTCTACATAGGTCTATTTGATTTGCGGCTAAAAACTTTTTTACTCTATCTTTATATTGTTCAGATTTTCCACTATATTTTGTCAATGGGTTATATGCTCCAAATCCATTGGCTTCCAAGAATTTGGTCATATCAATTCTCCAATCCATGTAGGATTCCGTGAATTGGATTGAACCTGCCAAGTAGAAGCGTATCATATTTCCATCGTTCTCCTTTCTTTTGCTTTTGGTTTAGCTCCAATCCATTCTAATCTTGTTTTACATTTCCAGCATTTAAGTGCTCCAATATCGATACGACTGCGACATGCTGGACAAGTAGTTGCAAGACGATATTGACCACGCCTTCTAATTCTTGAAATAAGGCTTCGTTTACCATGTTTGGGAGAACCACCTTTTAATGCTCCACCTTTTTTAGGAGTGCGAGTTTTGCTCAAAACTTTTGCTCCAGTTTTCTTATCGTAACGCCATTCTATTGGCTGACTTTGACTACGCACTTTTCCAGCTTTTGTGAAGGGAGCCATGCGTTCCCCTTCCAGCCCTTCTTTTAGAAGAGCTTTTTTCAGTTTTTGGTTCCGACATGGACTTCACCTCTATTATTTTTTTCTTTATTATTTTCTTCTGATACAAATGGTATAACAATAACTTCATCAAAAAATCCTTCCGTCATTAATTCATTAGTATATCTTTTTCTCAATGTTTCTAGAGATGGTTTGTAAATCTTTAAACTTTCAAGTTCTATTGCTATAATTTTTCCTTTTGGGGAGATAACAATTAAATCTGGAATTCTTCGATGATGACTGTAATTAGAAGTCTCGAAAACTTTGAAGCCTTTTTCTCTATATTCTTTGGCTTTTTCTTGTACTTTTTTTTCATGTTTCTGTCTGGATATCTGTCTTTTTTCCAAAAATTCTGGATTTTTATTAAGTTCTTTCAAAGTTATTTTGGAATGTCTATTGCCTTTTGACGTGTATGGAATACCTTTATTCCATCCACCGATATTTTGACCTAATGTTTGTCTAGTATAGCCATGTTCTTTAATCTTATGAATACTTAAAAGACTTCGGTTCTCGAATTCTTTCCCGCATTTTCGACAAGTAATCATGGTTATCATGTTATTTATAATG